CTTATACGGTCCATCATTCAAGCGCCACCACAGATGCTCCTTCTTGGGAGCTTCTATCGATGCACCAGCTGCTATGTCATTGCGAAGGTAATACATATTCAAATGCGCATTCTGAAAGATCACTTTGTACCCTGTTCGCTCTGCCAATTTAAGTCCAGCCGCAAACGTATATCCATAATAGTCGGTTCCCCGAAAGTAAAATGTAGGATCGTACTCGATGGTCCTTGAGTCGGTAAATTCAGAGTTATATTCAGATATGATGAGTCTGGGTCTGAACTCAGTGAGTAACTTACTAAGTACCCAGTAGTCGTTGCCATCAATATCGATGGAGAGGAGATCGAATTCTTTAGGTACACCATATAGATTCAATGTCTTAAGTATATTCTCAACGGTCACGTAGCTCTGTACTACACCTGGAAACTTCCGGCCATCGATGAGTACTGATTCCCATCCTGCATCCCTGAAGATCTTCGTGTTCGACAGGTACTTCCCATCGCTTGCTCCGATGTCAACGAGGAAGCGATTGGTTGTTCCAATGTTCTTTAGTATGAATTTGAGATAGCCTTCTTCCCCGTACTGGCTGTACTTCTTATAATGCTGGTTCCCTATCTCATCAATCCAGCTACTCACAGGTAATGACGTTAGCATGTGACATATGAGCGTACCTGATTCCCGTCAATGTACCGATCCTATCCGGTGCGTAGATGTTCAACAGCGATCCTAACATCGGAAGGTCACCCCATCTGTTCCTGCGCTGTTCTTTGGACTTAGCTAGGAGCTGGAGTACATCGGCTACTTCTCCCTCCCGCCAGAACTTAACACTGCTCAGGCTGACATTAGTGTACACGAACTTGTCGTTGTAGAAGGTAGCCTTCTCCCTGCCGGTGATACGTTCAATCTCCTGCGGCAGCGTGGCATTGGTTTCGCTATGACTCTCGGCGAAGAAGACCGACTTCAGGTATACGTTACCACCGATGTTATCAAACGGATCCCGATCCCGCTCCAGCAGGATACAATCTTCGTCAATGCGCATGATGTATTCGTAGTACTGGCATACCTCCCATAAGTCATATGCATAGAATCTGCACATCCCTTCATAGCCTCCGGTCCAGCGATCAGAGATATCCACGAAGGACATGTTCAGCGTGGGTGTTTGCCCTTTGATATGCAACTGATCCCGCTGCTTGATGTTGCCTTCGTGGAAGAAGACCAGGGGATACTTATCGCCGAAAAACCGTTCAACCGCTGTATTACGGTTAATGAGCGTCTTGTACCCATCCTGATCTTTATATCCTCTGATTAATGCGACTATAGCTGCGTTCATTTGATTCCGTATTTTTGACGATGTGGGACTGCATTGGTATATCTGTAATGAAACAGCTTCTTGTTAATGAATACTTCCTTCCGGCAGATCCTGGTGATACGATCACTGTAGATCTTGTCTTCCCCGAACCGAAGATCAGGAAACCCAATCTTTAACGCAAGCTCCCGTCTAACTGGATTGAAGTGTGTCACACCTCGTACATAATCATAACCATGTACATGTTTGGCCCAGGCCTTGAACCTGAGTGAATGACAGCATACTTGTGGGTGCTTCCCATTGGTTGTCATATGTATCAGAAACCCCACACAGTCTGGACCACTATCCAGCGCTGTGAGGATCTCTGACAAATAGTTAGGGTAAGGGAAATCATCCGAATCGAAATATACGATATAATCGCCTTCAGCGCGTTCAAGGAGTAGCTGTCGCTTACGACCAATGGACATCTTCTTGTCATCCTCTTCGAATAAGATCTGAACTTCATCGGTGGCCTGTGTGGCGAACTCTTCCATGAGCTTACCGAACATCTCGCGGCGATCAACAGTAGTAGCGATGAGAACAGAGAGCTTCATCGTAACTTCTTCTTTAACCACGCTACATGTCCTGCCTTCTTGGCTTCCGGTGATAGGTCGTATATGTCTATATCCCCAAGTCCGAACCTATTCATACAACGCTGTAGGTACACGGCCTCACCCTGCTTCCAGGTGAGATCAGCCTTCCTGCTGATGGCATCCTTGGGCCAGCCTCCTTCGGTTGAATAATGATGGTGGAGAAAGACGATATCATTTCTTATTATTAATTTTTTTTCAAGGTCGGCCTTATGCGTTTGGTCGGTATCGCAGAACATATGTTCGAACTTGGGATAGTAGATGTGTCCCTGCTCATCGTAGTAATCCCCCGTCATTATAGGCAAGGTAACAATCCAGCGTTGCACCCCGTCATAGGTCTTGAGTATACCACTCTTACCTTCCAATGCCTGGGTGATGGTTATATCCCAGTGCCTATGCGCCGTGAAGTCATCAGATATTAAGATCAATATATCACCAGTGGCTATCTCAGCAGCAGCGTTGGCTGCCTGTACTACGTTATGATTGTCGTTGATGATCTTCTTGTACCGTTCACCGAACCCCACATCGATGAAGGTATACGGACTCTTATCATCGGTATCAACGGAGAGGATATACTCATAGTCAATAGTGTGCGACATCATATCCGTGAAGTTACACATAGCCAGGAACGCCTGTTCGGATCTTCCTCTTGAGGGATGGAGAATACTGATCTTCATAGCTCCACTACGATCTTCAGGTCTATCAATGTCTCAATCGGCTTGACACCGAACCCCTCTTCCTTGATCACCTGATACCGGATGTTGATGACACTCATTCCAATGTCTTTCTCCAGGTCATTGAGTATATCCATGATCTTGTGTTCAGCGGCATTGATCATGTGTTTGGAATAGTCCACGGTGATATTCATAGTTGCAAACTTTTATAAAATTCAAATGCATCTTCATCTACGGTATTCTTGAGGTAGGAGAGATCCTTGTCCTTGTGAACCATATCCCACTTGTGACCACGACCACCACACATACCAATGCCATGCTTAATGCCAAGGCACGGGTTATGCTGGTCCAGCGAGATACGCTTCCTCTTCCTGACTGCATAGTCCCAGATCTCCAGATCAAGAAAAACCGATGTATCGCTAGGCCAATGAAAGTCCTGCATAGCTTCCACCTTAAATCCAGTGCAGAAGAGTGAAGATCTATTCTTATGCGGGTATCTTGCATACGATCTTGTTTTTAAATTGTAATACGTTGTGGTTTCACATCCCCAGAAATCGAAGTCTAACACTTTGGTCCTAAGATAATCGATCGGATAATAGTCATCGTTTTCCACAATGAAAATATATTCGCATCCAGCTTCCTTGGCTAGTTCAATACCAACCTGTATGCGTGGGACCAGATCCGGGAATGTACCTCGCGGCTTATAATCGACAATGAAGTTAGGTCTGCCCTCACTCATTCGATCAAGCTGATGTTTACAGAACGCTAGGAACTGGGGTCTGTCATCTCGAGTGGGAGTGATGGTACAGTAGTCCATAGCGGTAGTGTTTTGTCGAATGCGGTTCCATGTGCGCCAAGATAGACTTTAATTCCTTTCGCTGTACATGCCTGGAAGAACTTATGATACACGCCGATCTCGCGGTTACCCAACTTGCTCCCCTGATAGTACGCATGATGATTCAGCATATCTACTCCCCATAGTATCAACTCAGTCGCGCCCATACGGATCGCCAGCGACATGCACATGATGGGAGTTGTGGAGGAGGTGTAGATAAACCCGTTGAGCAAACGTGTGTTAAACGACACCACTCGATTAAGCTGCAAACAACATGGGAGGTTTTGTTGCCAGAGCCTGCGTGATGTAGTATGAACTTGCGCTTTCGTTCGTTTGATGATGTTGAGTCTTCCATTCTTAAATTTACCTGGGTGATTTGCTAATATAAGATGATCGACTCCTCTTCCCCACTTCTCGCAGTCGTTGGATCCGATACTCGTGCCGATGGGTGTCCATGATTTCGCGCTGTCTCCGCAGCCTACGATGGTGAAGATCATGCTGCCGATTCAAATTGTTCAGGTGCATACTTCCACGGCTTACTAATGAAGTCAGGATACCACGCGTGGTACATGTACCGATAGTTATCGAAGAAGTGCCTCCCCGCCTGCTTGGTCTTGATCAGCTCCCCTATATCATTCACCTCGGCGTAGATACAATCGTTGATGGTCCGTCTGCAATTCTCGGTGATGAAGTAATTCGCATGTTGCAGGAGAGAATTACCCAACACCCTTGAATCCTTGTGGGCTGGGTTCTGTAGTGGAACCTTCAATGCTGAGTCACGCAACTCCAGCGTCTCCTTGATCACTCTGTAATGATTGAGGTTCCCTTCCAGTAGCGCCTGTCTGTTACGTCCAGTCGCGTCACCAGTGATGTGCGCATTGTCATTGTAGATCCAATCCTTGTACTTCGCTACGATCAGGTTACACATCTCCTCCGTTGAGCCAGTGGAGATCTCCATCTCGTCAAAGATGTATCCGGTCCTCCCATCTAACTTCTGCCCGATGATAGCGGTCATCGGTTCTACGTTGAAGTCGAAGGATATCATTATTGGAATGTAAGGGTTAGGCGTAAACGCCTTTTTTACATGACGGTCTAATGAAAAATTGTATAAGTAAGGTTTGTCAATGGCGAATGCAGACCAGTCTCCTTCGATTAATCGACGTCTTGTGAGATCGTCCAAGTGTGCTGTCACGTTGTGCATGTACTGGACATCGTTGTACAGTACGGGGTTATCCATGATTCGCGCTGGTTGATAATACCAATCCGGCGGTAGATTGTTTTCCCTGTGTCGATCGTAAATCTTCTGCTTGGGCCATGCCAGTGTAGGGTTAACGTTGCACAAGATGAGAGGACGTGGCGGCATCTTCTCAATATTATGCCTTCCTGCACGAACGAAGCAAACACTGAGGAGTTCTTCCTGGAGTTCTTCGATCTGCTCGAGTAAGAAGCCATTAACCTCGAGGCCCTTGAATCTGTCGAAGTCCTTGTCGTTACGGAAGTCCTCGGCCATGAAGAATATTTGTGATCCATTGTTGAAGGTGTAAGTAAATTCCTGCTGATTATATGTCGTAACGAAACTCTGGGGGACCAGCTTGTTGAATGTTTCGAGGGTGGTTTTTTTTATTGTTGGTAAGGATTCTCTTATGACGCACCATTTGCTCTTAGGGTAGATCTTAGCGAGGAGAATCAAGGTCATCAAGCACACATAGGACTTGCCTCCTCCCATAGCCCCTCCGTAGCATAATAATGAATATTTGCCAGAGAGTACCGCCTGTATGAACTCCTCTTGCTTGGGGAACGGTTCAAAGACTTTAGCCACGATGAAAAAAACGTTTAATTCTATACCACAGAGTATTCTTAACAACAGTCTCCTGGTCACCATCAATGGTTCTTATCTTAGTCCATTTTCCTTTTGACATGTCAACATCAATGAACGTAGTGCTATTATGTCCCATCTTAATCGTTGGGAGTTTTGTGGGACGAACCCGCGCAGCGGGAGTGAAGAGGTTAGCCATGTTTCAGGGGGATGCCACGAGAGTTAAAATTCGATCTTCTGTTCTCCGATGAGGATAAACTGACGCTCGGTCTTATTCACGTTAATCTCCTGCCGTGCTTTACCCCAGGCACGGTCCATCAGCACTTCAGCTGCCCGGACATCGCCTGCCAGTGCCTTCTTGCGGATGGCCGCCAGGATCAGCATGGCAGCGGTGTTACCTGACTTGTCCTTCTGACCCAGAATGTCAGCAAGCAAGGTATCCAGCTCGGGGATCTTCTTCTTACGGCCTGCACCGCGATTCTGCGGGACACCCTTCGGGGGTTTAGTCAGGTAGCCATTCTTGTTATAAAGCCGCTCTTCTATGTGAGTCTCCCCCGTTTCAGGGTCTACAACCTCTACAGGAACCCATTCTTTCTTCTCCATGGCACTAAAAATATTCGTTTTTTCCCAATTTCTAAGCCCTACGATATATTTTATATACGTAAATTTACCTGTAAAAATAGCTGTAAGCCCGTTTATATACCATGAAATAGGTTTCTGT